CTTGGAGTTCGCCAAATCCTTGTTGGCGTTCTATGAACGCTCAGGTCGTCTCACAAGCGGTCGCCGTGTTTGGGTTGACCGTCTGGAGGCTCGCTACGCTGCGGACGCTCCTGACCTCAGTGATGCCGGTATTACAGCCCGCATCGAGGCAGTGATGCCTCGCACCCCTGAAAGCTCTTGGGACCGTGGCTTCCTTGAGAGCGTCGGCGAGCAGAATCGTCAGGGTCGCCAACTGAGCCACCGTCAGCTTGAGATTTTGCAGAAAATCGAAACTCGATTCTCTGAAGAAGCCATTAATCGTGGCGCTACTTGGCGCACTAGCTACACCGATGAAATGCGTGAGAAGGCACGCATTATCGCTGCCTACTACAAGGCAAACCCTCCGTACTATGGCGACCTCGCCACTTCTATTCTTGAGGACGACAACTTCGTTCCCTCTGAAAAGCAGTTTAATTCTTTGACCGGCAACAAGTATGCTGCCAAGGTTCTTGCCGCTCACTATGCCGAGCCTAAGTTTGCTCAGGGCTCCAAGGTTGAGGTTCGCAAGACTGGTGGTTATTCGGTTGCTGGCAAGAAGGGCTTCGTCCTCAAGACTGATGCTGAGCCTGTCACTAGCGCCGCCAAGGGCACCAAGAAATACTTGGTGTTGCCAATCGGCGAGCCAGCACCGATTATGATTGAAGAGCGACACTTGAAGCGAGGTCGATTCTAAGATAAAGAAATAAAAAACCTCTTAACAGAATGCACCTTATGGTGTATTCTTGTATATAAAGGATGATAGGATGAAGGTAAACTTACAATTTTCAGTAGACATTGACAGGGTTCCAGCCGAACTTCAGCGTTTGATTAGCCAAGCGGGAGACAAACTCGCCGAACTGGCTCAAGATTTGAAGTTTATAGATGCGGTTGACGGGAATCCTTACTATGTCAACAAGCAGGTGGATGAAGTGAGAAAATCTTTTGTGGCTATTGACAATAGTCTCGAAGAGATTCAGAAGCTTGTTGTTGACTATCAGGGGGCGCTGACGCAGTTGATGGCTGAGCCCTCTCTAGAGCAAGAGCTTATGCCTTTGGCTGATGCGGTCGAGGGCTGGGACAAAACTCTCTCGGAAATGAGAGAACAACTAGGAGGCGAGGATGACAGTAAGCAAGATGAAGAAAGGTGATTTGGTTTATATTCCTTCAGAAGTTAAGCTAGTACAGTTTGGCGACGATGGCAGGATTTCGAGATACACTAAAACTGAAAAACCAATTAATTGTTTGGTCGAGAACGTAGAAGAGCTTAATTATCGTGTGATTTATAAGGGCGAGCGTTGGTCGGTCAAAGCAAGTAATGTATACGCAACAGACATTGGAGGGTAAAGTGTTAGTTACATTAACGGAAGTTGTAGAAAAGCGAGCAAGCTACTCTAGTGCAGAGGTTCAAAGGTCATACACACTTAAAGAGGTAACCGTGAATCCATCGCATGTGGTGTGCCTGAGAGAAGATGCGGGAACAGCCCAGCGACTACAAGAGGGCGTGCTTCCTGATGGCATTGATGGTAGGCAACGATTTACCAAGGTCTATCTGGACCGTGGTCAAGCTGGAATTGATATTATTGTTGTCGGCTCGCCTGCACAAATTCAAGAACGCCTTGGTATTGACCGGCGTGAGCTTTTGAGAGGATAGAGATGGTGGTTGACAGAGAGTATTATCATCTTATCGTGTGGGAAGGTTGCCCCTTCTGTGAAGCGGCGATTGAACTGCTCGAAGATAATAATTTAGAAGCCCATGTCGATGTGGTCGAACGTGGGAGCACACAACTTGACGAGGCACAGAAAAGGAACCAGTGGAATACCGTGCCCATGATAACGAGAGTGAAAGTTTCAGCTAATGGAACAGTCACTCAAAAGTTTATTGGGGGCTTTACGGATTTGGAATCCTATCTAGGGGAGTGATGAGTAAAAAAAGAAAGAATAAGATTAAAGTAGACTACGGTCCCTATGATGGGGAAGAGTTCGAGTGTTACTTTCAGAAACGCTACGAATGGATGCTAGTCAACAATGACGGCGACGAAGAAAAGAGGTGCGGCGCTTACCACGGCTCGATGTTTTGGGAAGTTCCACAATTCGGCAAGAAGGCGTGGGTGCTTGTATGCAATATCGTCGTAGACTGGAAAAAGCTCAAGGCTCAGGGGTATTCTGAAGAAGACATTTTCAAAGGCTGCATCAAGTTTTTAAACAAGCCCCCCAAGCGCAAGAAGTTCCAGCGAAGAATTAAAAAGTCGTTGTACGGAAACCTTTCTTATATTCCAGTAAAGACGCTGTTTAAAGAAAAAGAGGGCGACCTTATCCTTCAGGCACTGATTGTGACTGACAAGAGGCGCTGTAACCAGTTCTGGGGCGAGGGAATCGCCACATAAAGGAAAACAAATGAGTGAAAAGCCAGAGGCTGTTGCAATCCCGCTTGAATCAATATTAATTCTTGTTGCAGAATTGAAAAGCGATGAGTCCGTCGCCGCATCATTCTTAAAGCATCACATTGATGAAGCAGGAGAAAGCCACACTTGGAACAAAACCCCAATACCAGAACTGTGTGATTATTATACGGGCAGTCGCCAGTTGGTGAAGATTATTATGTCACTCTTGACAGCACCAGCACCAGTAAACGTGCCAGAGTCTGCGGCACAAGGCAAGCTGGTTATGGCTAAGGCAGAATATCTTACGCTTATGACGCTGGTTGATGGTTTGAAGGATATTAAAAGCAGCTTAAAGTGGGCACACAATATCTCACTTGAGGTGCATTAATGAATGTGCATGAGAGATTCAGCAACTATACACAGGGTCACTGTTGGCAATACGAGATTCGTCGGCAAAATTTATCAGAAGACCTGAAAGAAGCTGGCTTGACAGAAGGCGACATGGAGGCGCTGACTGTTGACGATTTTGATTTTTATTTTGTATCTAAAGAAGACAAGACTGGTTGTCGTGAAATTAAAGAATTTATTGAACGACACGAATGGCTTGGCAAAATGCCTATTTGGGCTACACACAGATTTACAGCGAGGTTAAAAAAGAATGGAATACTGGCAGGCGTGGTGGTTATGGCAACCCCATATACATTTTCAAACCTATTGGGGAGAGACTATCAGGGCAAGGAGAAATTGATTGCCAGAGGTGCCAGCATTTCTTGGTCACCGAAGAATCTTGGCTCTTGGCTCATTATGAAGTCAATTCGCTGGATGGTGGAAAATACTGAGTTCAGGTTCTTCACAGCTTATAGCGACCCAGAGGCAAAGGAGTTGGGTACGATTTATCAAGCTTGCAATTTTATTTATTTGGGGCAGAAGTTCGGCACCGGCACTCAATACCTCGACCCCGACAACCCTGACCGTGGGTGGTTCGGCTCTTCAGGCTTCAGTGACCGCAGTCAGATTGTGCGCTATGCGAAGAAGCTGGGGATTGAGTGGCAACCAGAGTGGTACAAATATGTCGGCGCAAAGAAAAATTATAGAAAAGTAAATTGGAAGATAATCCCAGAAGACATTGCAGCGCAATTGAAGCAGGAGAGGAAGGCGCACCGAGCAAGGTGCCAACAAAGACCTTCCCCTACGAAGCACAAATATTGTTATATTCTTGGGGCGAACAAGCGTGAGACTAAATCTCTTCACAAGAGATTTGAGGAACATAGCCCAACCATGGTTAACCTTCCCTATCCAAGAAAACGAGGTTTTTAAAAAAAAGACTTGACAACTTGCCCGAAAGGGATTATATTAGAGGTATGAAGCTGGTGTTGTGCAGTTTTACCCGCACCGCCGAAAGGGGTGCAAACATATCTTGCTTAACAAAGGAGAAAAACTATGAACAATCTTACAAGATACAACAACTCAACCCCCTCGCTACTTGGACGTAGCGTCTTTGATAGTCTCTTTGACCCATTCTTCAGCGACCCCACCTCGTGGGTCCGTCGCTCGACTGAAGGCTATCCTCTTACCGACCTTTATAGGGACGAGGATGGTAATCAGGTCATTGAGCTTGCTCTTGCTGGCTTTACGAAGGACCAGCTTGCTGTAGAGGTGAAGGATAATACTATTACTATCCGAGCCGAACAGGGAGGCACCGAAGAGAACGAACGCCGAATTGCTCGACGTTCCTTTTCAAAGGGCTTCAGGGATGTGACTGGCACTTTGGATTTCGCTGCCGCTGGAGCGAAGTTTGAAAATGGTCTTCTTCGTATCACGGTCCCACCTGTTACCGAGGTGAGTCCGACTATGATTACAATTCGGTAAACTTTTTAATTGCACAATACCGGCTGGGGGGGCTCAGTGAGCCCCCCCTTTTTCTTTGAAAATATACTATTTAAAGTTATGAAACACAAATCAGGTAAGATAGAAACCGCTGCTCGACGACGGTTGATACAGCAGGCTCCATCAAAACTTCTGCCCCCGTACAAGGGCGAAGGGTTTTGCAAGGGAGTCAAGGGATATGCCGAGATTGTCTGGAATTTGGTGGCTCGCAACTCCGTGTATAACTCAAGACAGTTTTTCTACGACCTGTTGCCTGACATTGAATTCCAAGATTTAAAAGAAAGCAACCCAGTTGCAGCTATCTTTATAACTTCTGGTCAGCAAGCTGTGCTTGCAATTTCAGACAATGAAGACAATCCGAAGTTTCGAGTGCCAAAGGAAGCTTCTGAAATCCCGGTGTACTTTGAAGGCAAAGCCTGCGAGATTGCGAGAGCTTCGTCGTCTATTCCCCTTTTAATGTCACGCCATTCTATGCAGGTTAACGGCGTGAAGACCTATCCTACTGATGGCGCTGCTTACAGGGGATTGCCATGCCAATTTATGAGGCACAAGTATCGCCTAGCCCTCAGTACACACACTCCACCAACGGAAAAGATAAAGCCTGCCACGCCCGAGCTTACTGGCTGGTGGATTCTTGGCGTACCATTTCAGATGTATACATCGCTCATGACGATGCTGGAGGGTGTCACAACCAAGGATAATTCTGCGTTTAAGATTGTGGGTGATGGCAATGACGAGACGTATGAGCTAAGCCATGTGCTGAAATGTGGAGACTTTCGAAAAGAAAATGAGATAGACGTTTCGTGGTTGAACATTGGTGGGCACACCCCAGAGGTTGTAGGGAAGTTATTTAATTATGGAGTTAATGAGGCAAACAAATTCTGGCAAGAAAATGAGGTTCATCACAACGACATACGACAACACGGACTAGCAGTCTGCATGACTGGTGGCGGTGGAGATGGATATGCTCAGTGTGGTTTTATGGCACGTCTTCGTGATTTAATTGGCAAGCCATACGCTGCCACTGCCGGTGTATCGGCAGGAGCTATTAACGCAATCTTCTTTTCATGGCTAGAGACACAGACAAAAGAGTAAGAAAATGAATATTCAGTAGATAGCCAACTATTTACTGTGCGATTGCATTTAATGACGCAAGGAGAAACTACAATGGTGAAACACAAAGGTGCTGAGATGATGAAGGTCGTCTTAGAAAATATGAGAAAGCTAGGCATTGAGCCAACGCCCGCAACAATGAGAGTGTTTGTGAACAGGCTTCTAAATGAGGTACGACAAAAGTCCAAGCGTCTACACGAGGCTGCTGACCTTGACCCTGAAGCTGTGCAGAAAGCACTGGAAGAAGCCAGTGGTCAGCTTGCGGTGTTGCAGGACTTCCTGAGCCCAGACAACATGAAACGATTCGAGGCGGCTGCTGAGTTTGTGCCGCAACTGGAGGAATTCTTTGGGAGCCTTAATACACATTTTGAGTTACAAAAACAAAAAGAAGAGGAAGCTGCTGAAGAGGCTGAGGCTGCTGCTGCTCAAGCTGAACAAGAAGCTGAAGCTGAGGCAGAAGAAGCCGCTGCTGAGGCAGAAGAGGAGGCTGCTGAGCAAGAGGCTGAGGCAGAAGAGGCTGGTGAAACCCCAGAGGCGGCTGCTGAAGAAGGCGCTGGCTTGCCAGACACAGAAGAAGGTGAGGCAGCTACCGAAGAGCCTGCTGAAGAACCAGAAGAAGCTGAGGAGCTACAGGAAGGTTATGCTCGCTGGAAGAAACTAGCGGGTATTTTGCGAGGTTAATAGCCATGAGTAAAGAACAAGAAGAGAAGGAATCGTCAAACGAGGCGCTGCTTCCGAAGCCGCCCTCTAATCTTGCTGCACAAGGAATTAGAACATTTACTGTGTGTCGGCAGCAAGATGAGACAGGTGTTTCTGGAGAGGGTATTGTTATCGAGGGCGTTGTGTTGGCTACTGGTCAGTGCATTGTTCACTGGTTGTATCCTCCACCCCGAGGTGGTATTGCTATTTTTGATAGCATGAATGATTTTATTAGGGTACATATTCAGCCCCACCCCTCAAACAAAACAATCATCACATACCAAGATGGTGAACAAAAAAGATTTGGAGACGAAGCATGAGTTACGATGAAAAAAGATGGGACAGGTTTGTAGAAGCTTGTGGTGCCCCTGACCCCATGGCAGTGCAAGACCAAGGTCCGGTAGACTCAGACCAAGAGGGCAAGATGGCACGCTCCCAGTTGATGCGAACAGCAGAGGACGCCACGCAACTGGTCCAAATGATTCAAGACCCTGACCAATTGCCAAGCTGGGTTCAGTCCAAACTGACAAAAGCTGCTGATTATATTTATGCTGTGCGAAGCTACTTGCAGTATCAAAAAACACCAATGACTGAAAGCATGGGCGGGGATATCGTTGAAGATTACTTTGCTGGAGACGAAGAATATTTCCATGAGTTTCTAGCCGCAGTTGAAAAGATTGGCTTTGAGGCGGCAGCAGAAGATTATAATCTTGGCATGGATGCAACATGGGAAGTCAAACAAATATTGGACGCCAGAGAGGGCGACTTGGAAAACCAACCCAACGCATCAATTCAAACACAAGAGATGCCACACATGAAGGTAACGAGTCCAAAATGAAAAAACTAATGGAAAGCTGGAGAGCACACATCAACGAAGCTCCAGAATTAAAACTTTACTGCGACATGGACGGAGTGCTAGTTGATTTTGAAACTGGCGTGTTAACTTATATGAACAAGGTCTTTCAAGAGATGGGCAGTCGGGAGGCTGAACTGTCTCAGCTTAGACCAGACCGCAAGAACCCAGAGTTTATGATTTTTAAAGCTGCTAGCAAGGCTGCTGAGGAGCTTGGCGGCTGGGACAAGGAAATCACAGGCAAGCATATCAGCCGACCTGATGACGGCGGTTACGGGCTCAAGAAGACTCGTGACTTTATGTACCGTTTGGTTGATAATGACAGAGAGTTTTGGGCTAACTTGCCTTGGATGGCTGGCGGTAAAGAGCTATGGAGTTATATTAAAGATTTCGATGTGGAGATTCTTTCCGCACCCATGGGTCCAAACTCTGTGCTCGGCAAAGAAGATTGGGTAGCCAGAGAGCTTGGCAGCGATGTAAAGGCAAACATTACAGACGACAAGACTGACTACGGAATGACTGATGGACGCCAAGGCTTGCTGATTGACGACAGGGCGAAGTACCGCAAGCAGTTCGAGAGCGGCGGCGGTCTGACAGTGGCACACACTCCCGGCAACGCTGGTCCATCTATCGCTGGACTAAAGAAGCACGGGTTCGTTAAAGAGGAGTCGAGCGATGAAGAAGTGGAAACCTAAGTTTTTTGAAAATAGCAGGCTTCCAGTCTGGCTATCAAACATTGTCCCGATTGAGGTCCACGCTTTTAGCTTTGGACCTTTTGTTTGGTGCAGGGGTGTCTTGGACGAATCCACCAAGAGGCACGAAACCATTCACTTCCAGCAGCAGCTAGAGATGGGTTTTATTCTTCAGTGGGTTTTATATGCAGCGTTCTATGTTTATGGCTATATTAAGCATCGCTCGGGCATCAAGGCTTATGTGATGAGCCCTTTCGAACAAGAAGCATACGAATTCGACGATGTTGAAGGGTACTTGTCCACTCGACCACGATGGGCGTGGGTAAAATATATTGGTAAATCTAGTTAATTAAAGAGGTTAAAAAATTGGTAGGTGGAAAACTAGACGATAAAGAATATATCTTCGCAATGCTCGCTACGTTGATTAAGCGTGAGGGCGGGGAAATAAGAGTAACCGAAGATGAATTGGCTGCGGTTACAAAGGATGATGTTGTCGCCCTACTATACGATACACGCACAGGTGAAATCGTTCTTAGATTAAAAGATTTCAAGACAAGATTGACCAACCCGCTCAACATCTCTTCTGTGATGTTTGGTGGCAATGGGGATGATGATTATGAAAATTGATATGGACTTTATCAGAAGCACAATCGAACAGGCACTACAAGAAAGAGACTGGCAGAAGGAATCTGAGCGAGTCGTAGACCACCCAGAGAACAAAGAAGAGCTACTTGGCAAGGGCGGCAACGACAACAGCGGTCCATATGAGGAAGAGCCAATTAAACCACGGAGCAAGGGGGCTCCCCCAGCAGGATGAAAGGAAGCGAGATGCCGCCTTATGAGAAGAGAGAACTAACTGATGAGGAAATCCGAGACTGGCTACGAAAAGCATCTCTGAGAGAATTAAATATTTTTGTAGATGTGAATCATATTGTTTTTTTGCTGTGCCATCAGCTATTGAAAGAAAGGAAAGGTGACAAAGGTTGAAAGAATTTTTAAATGCAGCACTTCTCATTGCAGCCGGTGTAAATCTGATGGTGATAGTGTCAGGGGCTGTCTTGAAGCAGCCGGATTTAATGTTGTTGGGTGCGATATCTG